CGTTTAGTGGACAACCATCTAACTTTGGTGTTTACAACACAGACCTTCTTGTAAAGTTGCTTTCAGTTCTTGGAACAGATGTAAACTTCAATGTGAACTCTGCACAAGAAAAGGCATTTGCTCTCACGATTGATGACAACTCAACAACCGTGAATTATATGTTGGCCGATATGGCAGTCATCCCACCAACACCAGAGTTGAAGCAACTCCCACCGTTTCAAATGTCAATCAAGATTACAAAGGAATTCATTGACAAGTTCATCAAGGCAAAGTCAGCACTTCCTGAAATTGAACACTTCACGGTTATGAAGAATCCAAAGTTGGGTAAGTATCAAATTGTTATTGGTTATTCTAACACGAACTCTAACAGAATCTCACTTGACATTGAGTGTGATGTTCAAGAAGATATTGACCCAATCTCATTTTCCGCAAAGTATTTCCGTGAAGTTCTTGCCGCTAACAAGGATTTGAATGGTGGAACGATGCACGTTTCATCGGAAGGACTTGCAAAGGTTGACTTTGAGATTGATGGATTTGAAACGCGGTACTTCCTCGTAAAGTTGGAGAACAACTAATATGGAAGAGTTCTATTGGAAGAAGGGTGATTACCTACATCGCACAGAGTATTATGTAAGTCCCGAAGGAAAAGTTTGTGGTGAATTAGTTCACAACAGATTTGATGACCATTGGTCTGCCAGAGGTTGGAATGAATCAGATCGTCAATTTCTTTTACTTGGTATTTACATAAGTGAAGAAAAGGCAAAGTTAGCAATAGAAGAATACTGTGGGGATAACTATTGATATGAATACAAATGTGATATTAGAAGGTAATTGTTTAGAAACTCTTTCAACTTTACCAGATAATTCTGTTCATGTATGTATAACATCTCCACCTTATTGGGGTCTTCGTGATTATGGTCACAATGATCAGCTTGGTCTTGAATCCACTCCCGAAGAATACGTGCAAAATTTAGTGGAAGTATTCCGCGAAGTTCGCCGTGTTCTTCGGGATGACGGAACTCTTTGGTTGAATTTGGGCGATACTTATGTTTCCAATCAAGGTGACAGGAATAAAGTCGGTGGGTTTCAATCCAATCCAGATCCAGATAGAAGTAAAGCAGAAAGTGCAATGTCTTTCAAGAAAAAAGTTGGAGACCTAAAATCAAAAGATCTTGTTGGAATTCCGTGGATGGTTGCTTTTGCGCTTCGTCAAGATGGTTGGTATCTTCGTCAAGATATTATATGGAATAAACCATCTGTAATGCCGGAGTCAGTTACGGATAGATGTACAAAGTCTCACGAGTATATTTTCTTGTTTTCAAAATCAAAGACGTATTACTTTGATAACGAATCAATAAAAGAGCCGGCAACTTCAACTGATACATCTTCTCGTAATAGAGATGTGACAAAACTGAATAATACACCCGGTAAAACAAGAATGAGTGGACTAACTACAAATCACTATGAAACACGAAATAAGAGGTCTGTGTGGACGGTTCCAACTAAACCATTCAAAGGTGCACACTTTGCAACATATCCACCTGCACTTATAGAACCATGTATTTTAGCCGGTTCACCCGAAGAAGGAATCATACTTGATCCATTTTTTGGTGCCGGTACAACTGGATTGGTTGCATTAGAAAACAATCGTCAATATATCGGTTGTGAAATAAATCCAGAGTATATTGAAATTGCAAAAGAAAGATTGAAACCCGTGGTGAAGTCAATTGAAAATGAGAAGATTTCCACTTCAATTGTGAACGAATACTTCAAATTTTGAACCTTATTTTCCGTTTGGAAATGTCCCAAAAATTTCGTATATTGTATCTCATTCAAAACAACAAGGTTTCACAATGTTCAATACACAACACACTCTCTATGTAGAGAAGTATCGTCCTCAATCTCTTGATACCTATATCGGTAATGAAACAATCAAGGAAACATTCAAACGATACCTACAATCAGGCGATGTCCCACACCTTCTTCTTTATGGTGATGCCGGTAGTGGTAAGACAACACTTGCCAAGATTGTAGCCAACACAATCGCAAAAGATAATTACATTTACATCAATGCTTCCGACGAGAACTCCATTGATACTGTCCGAGACAAAATCAAGCAGTTCGCATCGTCAATCGGTTTCGGTGGTTTGAAGATTATCATTCTCGATGAGTCTGATTATCTCACACCGAACGCTCAGGCGGCTCTCCGTAATATTATGGAGACGTTTAGTAAGACCACGCGTTTCATCTTGACGTGCAACTATGTTGATAAGATTATTGACCCGATTCAATCTCGTTGTCAAATCTTCAACATTGTTCCACCGTCAAAGAAAGATGTTGCCATCCATACGATTGGAATCCTTGAAGGCGAAGGAGTGGAGTTCTCGAAGGAAGACGTTGCACAAATTATCAATCTTACTTATCCTGATATTCGCCGTGTTCTGAATACAATGCAACGTTGTATTCTCGACGGTAAACTTCAACTTGATAAGTCAACACTTGTTCAGAATAACTTCTATTCTACCATCGTTGATATTTTGAAGTCGGGTAAGAACAAGAAAGAAAAGTTCACGGAGATTCGTCAGATTCTTGCTGACAACAACATCCGTGATTACAATCCTCTGTTCCGTTATCTTTATGATAATGTAGAACAATATGCTAACGGATTTGTATCCACAGTAATCGTAATCATCGCGGAATCACAATATAAGGATGCAATGGTAGTTGACCACGAAATAAATGCTATGTCTATGTTTATTCAACTTATTATGGAAATTGACCAAAGGAAGTAATATGAGCAATGTATTTGATATTGGTGGTGGACAACCACCTCAACAAAAAGTTAATGTAAATCTAAATGAAGCACAAGATTTAACTTGTCCAAATTGTGGTAGTCATTTCTTCAATACTGTTTTTATGTTCAAGAAATTGTCTGCACTTGTTTCACCAAATGGTAGAGAGTCTTTGATTCCTATTGAAACATTTGCGTGTATTGAGTGTGGAACTATTCCAAAAGAACTTCTACCAAAGGTACCAGGTAATGGCTCGGAACTTATTTGACCATATTAAGGGAGTGACCAAAGACAAAAAGAAATGGGACACTCTTTCAGCCGAAGACCAAAAGACGTGGAACAATTTTATTGTTTCACGTTGGTTTTCTATGGAGATGGAATTGGTAGAAGCAATCAATGAGTTTCAAAAGTACTCCAACGGAATCCTCACATCAAAAGATTATTACAATCTTCTCTTTGATGCTCTACCAAAGACATCTTTCTTTTTGAAATACACAAAGAAGAAAACAAAGATCGAGATTGACCAAGAGTTTGTAGAGATATTCCGCCAACATTTCCAAGTTGGAAAGAAACTGATTTATGAGTATATTATAGACCTAGTTCGTATCAATCCAAATGAGTTGGTCTCTATCTTGGAATCGTATGGAACAAAGAAAGAAGACATTGAGAAATTCAAGAAACAAATGAAAACAATAAAATGAGGACAACTAAAATGGCGATAAAAGAAATTGACTTGGGTAATAAGAAAGACCCGAATGATATAGTTGCACAGATGGAAGAAAAGTACCCAGCAATGACAGAAGAATTCAAACGTATTCAACGTGAACAGTATGAATTGTTTTGCCGTAAGCAATCGAATTATGGTCCTGACAATATTTCGTTAGGCACAACTCTTGAGCGGGAGAATGATAGAAAATTATCACTTCAAGGTTTGTTCTTTCGTCTCAATGATAAAATCAATCGTTACAAGCAAATGATTATGTTTGGGTCAGTGGATGCAGTCGGTGAATCACTCGACGATACATTCAAGGATATTTCAGTATACGGTATTATTGCACAACTCGTTCAAAACGGGAAGTGGGGTAAGTAATGGCTGCTGGAAAAATTTCCTTTTCACAATACCAAATGTGGAAGGGATGCCCACACCGTTGGAAGTTGAATTACATTGACAAGGTTGATGTTGGTTCACCTTCTCTTGCACTTGTGTTTGGAACTGCTATGCACGAAGTTCTCCAAATGTATATCGAGATTATGTATCGTGCAACCGTTCAAGAGGCAAACGAACTTCCACTTGAAACTCTTCTCAAAGAAAAGATGCAAGAAGTTTACAAAGAATCGTTGGAAGAAAATGGTGGTGAACATTTCTCTGACAAGGATGAGATGCAAGAATATCTGATGGATGGTATTGAAATTATCCGTTGGTTCAAATCAAAGAGAGACGAGTTCTTTACAAAGAACGATTGGGAACTTATTGGTATCGAATCGCCAATCAATATTGTTCCCGTTGAATCACACCCAACGGTTCGTCTTGTTGGATTCCTTGACCTTGTGATGAAGAATAAAAAGACAGGTATGATTCATATCTACGATTTCAAAACATCAACAAGTGGTTGGAACAAGTATATGAAGGCAGACAAAACAAAGGTGTCTCAACTTGTTCTTTACAAGACATTCTATGCAAAACAATTCAACATCGACCCTGATGATATTGTTGTTGAGTATCTTATCTTGAAGAGAAAGATTGACGAGAGTGCGGAGTATGCCGCGATGAGAAAACGTGTTCAACGATTTGAACCATCTCACGGTAAGGTATCACAAGGAAACATCCTCAAAGAAATTCAAAACTTTGTGGTAACAAACTTCGATGAAGAAGGAAATAAGAGAACAGATATTACACACCCAGCAACCGCCGGTGAAAAGAATAAGAACTGTAAGTGGTGTGAATTCAAAGACAGATATGATTTATGTCCAAAAGAAAATAGGATAAAGTAAAATGAAATATTCATACACGTTTGATGATTTGCAAATCATCCCAAAGTATTCAGAGATAGAAAGTCGAAGTCAATGTGAATTGACCACACGATTTACAAAACGATACACCATAGGAACTCCTCTTGTTGCTTCACCGATGGACACCGTTACAGATTCAAAAATGGCACTCGCTATTGCATCTTATGGTGGAGTTGGTATCATTCATCGTTTTATGAAAACAGAAGAACAAGTTAGACACGTTCTGAAAGTTAAAGAACAAGAAAAACTCGTGAGTGCTGCTATTGGTGCAACGGGTGATTATCAAGAACGTGCAATTGCACTTGCTAACGCCGGTGCGATTGTTCTTCTTATTGATGTTGCTCACGGAAACACAAAACAAGTTCGAGACGCAATCAAATGGTGTAAGGAAAATCTACCGGAGTATGTTGACGTAATCGCTGGTAATGTTGCAACATATGATGGTGCTCGTAATCTTGTTGAGTGGGGAGCCGATGCGATTCGTGTTGGTATCGGAAATGGTTGCTTTACACCCGATATGTTGGTAAAAACAACAGATGGATTGAAACGAATCGTTGATGTTAGTATTGGGGATTCTGTCTATACGCACACTGGTGAAATGCATCAAGTGATAAATAAGTTTGAGTATAATAAGAACGAAGAAATAGTCGTAGTCAACGATATAGAATCAACATCCAATCACGAATTTTATGTTATTCACCAATCGGTTGCTGACATTGTAAATCAAGACAACATACATCAATATGCGGAATGGATACCCGCCGGTGAACTTACGGATGAATATTTTTTGATTGAACTTGAATAGTTTTGTGGTTTCATCATATTTATAGTAAACGGGTTGGTATTGGATATGATATTGGAGATTGTTTATGGAAGTGATGAAAACCACGATAATATATGATGGGGTTGCATATACTCGAACATTTATTGAATCAAAGTTTAGGATAATGGTATCCGATGATGGAATAATAAAAACACCATTGACGGAAATCAAATCTGATAAATCTAAATTACTTGCCATTTGTTCTGACTGTGGCCATGGAGTAAATACGACTTATAAATCAAGATTTGTCCACACCCCATACCTTTGCAATAGATGTTCAGTAACAGGTGAAAGAAATCCTTTCTACGGTAAAAAACACTCTGAAAAGACAAGGCAAATTCAGAGTGAAGTAAAAGTTGGAAAATATGATGGTGAAAAAAATCCTATGTTCGGTGTATCGTGGAAAGATATAGTTAGGGATAAAATTGGAAATGATAAATTTGAAGAATATCTTTCAATCAGAAATAAAAAACATTCAGACCGTATGAGTGGTAAAAAAAATCCATTCTATGGAAAAACTCACAGTGAGGATACAATACTGGTAATATCTAATGCAAACAGGATATACTCATCAAATCCAAGTGTAAAAAATAAACAAAGAGAGTTGGCATTGAATAGATTATCCTCGAACCGATACAGAATGACAAAGCCAGAAAAAATCATGAAGTCAATTCTTTCTGAGTTATCCATACCAAATCATTACAACTTTATATTGGGGAAAAGATACCAATATGATTTTAGAGTAAAGGAATCAAATATCATAATAGAAGTTCAAGGTGATTACTGGCATTGTAATCCAAAAATGTATCCCAATGGACCGATAAGTGATAGACAAAGATTCAAGATACAAAGGGACAATGAGAAAAAATCTTATGCCGAAGACCACGGGTATTCTGTATTATATGTGTGGGAAGACGAATTGAAAAATAATGTTGAACTAGTAAAACAAAAGGTTATGTATGAAATTCAAGCTAAAGAAAATAGAAAAGATTGAACGCAAACAATATGATGGTACAGTTTACGACTTGACTGTTGAAAAAGATCATTCGTATAACATCAATGGTATAATTGTTCACAATAGCTTATGTGAGACGCGAATCCGAACAGGTGTTGGTGTTCCACAAGTAACTGCACTCATCGAATCAATTCGTGCCGTGGAAGAATCTGGAATTGATGTCCCTGTTATCGCCGACGGTGGTATTCGTATGACAGGTGATGTTGCAAAGGCACTTTCACTTGGGGCTGATTCTGTAATGTTGGGTTCACTTCTTGCTGGGACTCGTGAAAGTCCTGGTGAAATTGAAAGAATGGGAATGTGGCCAAACGAACAACTCTTCAAGAAGTATCGTGGTTCTGCATCGGCGGAAGTAAAACAAGTTCACGGACTTGAGGAAAAGAATGTTGAAGGTAATTCAAAGTTGATTCCATACAAGGGTAAAGTTGAACGGATTATTAATGATATTAAAGACGGCGTTCGTTCTTCCATGTCTTATGTAAACGCAACAACTATTTCAGAATTTCACTCAAATTCGAATCACGTTTTGATTACCCAAAATGGTTTGATTGAAGCAAAGCCACACTTGTTATTGTAATCAATTTTTCGTATATTAATATTTATTGTAAATAAGTTTCGTAATTAAACTAAAGGTTTTGATATGTCAGAACAAGTAAGAAAGGACTCGGAAGGTCACGTTAGGAAGAAGAAGATTCTTCTCCTTAGCGATGACCTTCGATAACGACTCACATCAGGAATTGCAACTGTATCTCGTGATATGGTTTTAGGCACCGCTCACAAATACGATTGGTTCCAAGTTGGTGCTGCAATCAATCACCCAGAAAAAGGAAAACTATTAGACTTATCAGATGACGCTAGAAAGTTAACTGGTGTAGAAGACGCGTCCATTAAAATTCTTTGTAATGACGGATATGGTGATCCAATGTTAATTCGTCGTTTGATTGAAATGGAAAAGCCAGATGCAATTCTCCACTTTACTGACCCACGTTTTTGGGGTTGGTTGTATAACATGGAACATGAAATCCGAAAGAACATCCCACTTATTTACTTAAACATATGGGACGATATTCCAGACCCGATGTGGAACAAGGAAGCTTATTCTAGTTGTGATTTGTTGATGGCCATTTCAAAGCAAACATATGGTATCAATCATCGTGTACTAGATAGATTCGAAGGTTCAGTTAATACGGGTCGAGTATCATATGTTCCGCACGGAATTAATACCGAAATGTTTTACCCGATTAAAGAGGGTGGTAAAGGATGGGATGCCCTTGTAAATGAAACAAATAAAGTTCGCGGTAATAACAAAGATAAGTTTGTTGTGTTCTGGAATAACAGAAATATCCATCGTAAGCACCCAGGTGATGTTGTACTTGCTTACAAAGAAATGTGTGAGTTGATTGATAAGAATGGCGGTAATGCTGCTGAAGATTGTTTACTTCTTATGCACACACAGCCAATTGACCAAAATGGAACAGACCTAACAGCAGTTGTGAGTGAACTTTGTAACGAATACTCTGTTATGTTTAGCGATAAGGTAATTCCATCAGAAGCTCTAAATGTTCTATACAATGTTGCCGACGTAACTTTGAATATGACTTCAAACGAAGGTTTTGGTTTGTCAACAGCAGAATCAATTGTTGCCGGTACACCAATTGTTATTAATGTCACTGGTGGTATGCAAGACCATTGTGGATTCATTAATCCAAAGACAGGAAAGTATTTTACTCCAGATGATTACATTGGAATAAAGACTCTCCACAGAAAAGAAGAGTGGTCAACACTTCAACATGGTGAATGGGTAAAACCAGTTTGGCCATCAAACATTTCACTTCAAGGTTCCGTTCCTACTCCATATATCTTCGATGACCGAGCAGATTTCAGAGAAGTTGGTCAGAAGTTATACGAATGGTACAAGACACCGAAGGAAGAACGTAAAGCCGCTGGTATAAAGGGTCGTGAATTTGCCACTTCAAAAGAAGTTGGAATGAGTAGAGAACTTATGTGCGAACGTGTTGTTGAAAGCATCGATGGATGTTTACAGAACTTCACACCAAGAAATCGTTATGAATTACATTTAGCGTGAGGAATTTTTTACACTTTTCTACTTTTCTACTATATTTATTTATATGAAACAATCAACTATAAAAATAGATTTTGAATTGCATAAAAAACTTAAAATTATGTCTATTGAAAAAAATATAGGATTATCAAAGATGATTGATTTTATATTGAAAGAATATCTGGAGAAAAAGGATGAAATGTCTTCCCAAGACATACCTCAAATTCATAGAAGAGTGCAGAAATAAAGTTTATAATGATGAGGAAATAATGCATAGACATCACATACTTCCAAGATTTATGGGTGGTAACGATTCAAAAGAAAACCTAATATCTATAAGTTCAAAAGACCATTATACTGCACATATTATTTTAGCAAATGAATATAGAAAAAATGACAAAAGATGGACAGGTAATATATTATCTGCTAATCTTATAAAGAAACATTTTGATGGAAAAACTCCGAAAGATTTATCGAATGCAGTATCTGGTAAAAATAATGGAATGTTCGGAAGAACACATTCAGATGAATATAAAAATTTATTAAGAGAAAAAATGGTAGGTGAAGGTAACCCATTCTATGGAAAATCTCACACTATTGAAACAAAAAAAAGAATGTCTAATAATCATGCGGATTTTAATGGTGGAAAAAATCCAGCAGCAAAAAAATGTATGGATAGGACAACCGGTAAAATTTACGGTAGTATAAAAGAAATGGCATCTGATTTGGGTAGAAGACGATGCACAATAGGTAAATATGTAAACGACGAAAAAAATGAAAGGTTTTGTTATGTCTTATAGACCAGAGTTAGTATTTTGCGGGCCTGTTGCAACAATGTCTGGATATGGCGCTCACGCCAGAGATTTACTCTTATCTTTATTTGAGATGGATAAGTTTAATATCAAAGTAATATCAATCAATTGGGGAGAGACACCTATGAATGCTCTTAACCCAGAAATACCAGACCATAAAAAGATATTGGATGCGATTATTCCAAATTTACAATCGCAACCAGATGTATGGGTTCAATGTACTATACCAAACGAATTTCAAGCCGTTGGTAAATATAACATCGGGATTACCGCTGGTGTTGAAACAGATTTGTGTTCAGGTGAATGGATTGAAGGTTGTAACAGAATGAATCTTGTTATCGTTCCATCGAAACACGCAAAAGATGTATTTATCAATACCAAATATGAAAAGAGAGATAAACAATCAGGACAAGCAATCGGTAATGTAGAAGTTACAGTTCCAATCGAAGTTCTTCACGAGGGAGTAAGAAAAGACATTTTCAATAGAGAACTTCCTTTGGAAGAAAAACTAAAGAACACATTGGATCAAATAAAGGAAGATTTCTGTTATCTTTTTGTTGGACATTGGTTGAAGGGTGACTTTGGCCAAGATAGAAAAGATTTGTCTGGACTGATTTTCACTTTCTTTGAAACCTTCGGTGATACAGAAAATCCACCTGCATTACTTCTAAAAGCATCTAATGGTTCATTCTCAATAACTGATAGAAGCACGGTTCTTAAAAAGATTGACCTAATAAGACAAATGTCAAAGAAGAAGAATCTTCCAAATGTTTATCTTCTTCATGGTGATTTAACAGATCAAGAAATGAATACACTTTACAACCACGAAAAAGTAAAGGCATTTGTTTCATTCACAAAGGGTGAAGGTTATGGAAGACCTATTGCAGAATTTATCACAACAGGAAAACCTGTTTTGGTTTCTGGATGGAGTGGCCATGTAGACTTTGTTAATCCAGCTTTTCACACCTACCTTGATGGTAAGTTGACTGAAATTCATCAGAGTGCGGTTTGGGAAGGAATCTTGAATAAGGGTTCTAATTGGTTCACTGTGAATTATCAATCAGCCGCGGAAAATCTACAAAAGGTTTATAAGAAGTACAAGTCATATCTTTCAGAATCTAAAAAGTCTGTAAAGGAAATGGAAACAAAGTGGTCATATGAATCTATGAGAGATAAGTTCTCTGTTATGTTAGACAAGTATGTTCCTAAGTTTGCAGAGAAGGTTACGTTAAATCTTCCACAATTAAAGAAACTACCAACTCTAAAGAAAGTAGAGAACACATGATCTCATACACAATAACAGCTTGTAACGAACACGAAGAACTTGATAAACTTCTAAATGTCATTCGCATAAATATAAAAGAAGGTGATGAGATAGTTCTACAACTTGATTCGGAAAACACAACTGATGAAGTTCGTGAGGTTGTAAAAAAGTATGAGTATGTCTTACCACCACTAAAAGTGATAGAGTTTTTATTGAACGGTGATTTTGCTTCTTTCAAGAATAATCTTAAATCACATTGTACAAAAGAATGGATATTCAATATAGATGCAGATGAAATGCCGTCTGGATTTTTACTCGAGAATATACGAGATATATTGAATCATAATAAAGACATCGACCTCATAATAGTTCCAAGATGGAATACCGTTAATGGTATAACATCTCGTCATATTAATCTATGGGGTTGGCGTAATGATGACTTGGGTAGAATAAATTGGCCGGATTGGCAAATGAGAATCTATCGTAATAAAGAAAATATACGATGGAAGAATAAAGTACATGAGAGAATAGAGGGATATGATAAGTATGCCTTCCTCCCAGAAGATAAGGACTATTGTCTTTTCCACAACAAGTCTATTGAAAAACAAGAATCACAAAATAATTTCTATAATACAATAGGATGACATATGGATTCTCCGATCACATTTTGTATTAGCACATACAATAATTTAAACTACTTAAAGTTGGCTGTTGAATCTGTAAGAGAACATTCTTTTTATAAAGACTCTCCATTCATTGTTCACGCCGAAAATTGTACGGATGGCACGAATGAATGGTTGGAAGAAAACAAAGAAAAGTATAATCTCGAAGTTCACATAGAACCGAATAATACTGAGGTTCGTGGAATTGGTGGCGGTATGAATTTCTGCGCCGAAAGGGTAAAGACAGAATACATAATGTTTTTACATTCAGATTTTTACGTTTCAAACAATTGGGACTTGGAATGTCTAAACATATTTGAAGAATATCCTAATGAAAAAATGTGGGTATTTAGTCAGAGAATCCAACCAAACATCTTCAATGAAGAATCAAGACCAGCAACTCTAATTGTCCCAACTGAATGGTTTGGTGCATATCACGATAACTTTGAAAAAGAAAGTTTTATAGATTATGCCGATGCTTTTTCTGGAATGAATGATTCGACGTTCGAATGGGCAGAAGGTGTATCTGGTCTGATAAGAAAGAAAGATTGGGATTACATCGGTGGTAATGATCCTATATTTTCACCAACAAGTTGGGAAGACAAAGATCTTTTCTTGCGTATGTTGTATGAAGATTATAAGTTTATTGTTACAACAAAATCTGTTGTCTGGCATTTTGGTGCAAGAGGTTCACATCGTCTAGAAGAAAATGATGGTAAGAGTGATAAAAGACAGATAGAATCTGAGGCAAAGAATTATAGAAATTGGATAAACAAATGGGGAAGACCTCCACAATTTGATGAACGTGGTTTTATAAAAAGGTTTGATTGATGAAAAATATACTAATGTTCGCTTCATGCGAACGTTCGTTTAATGAACAGAAGAATGTTTACAATTCCTTATCGAAAAAAGATTGTAAAGTTATTTTCATATACACCAATGAAATTGAAACACAATATCCAACAAACAATTCTATTGAAAACTTTTCAATGTCATGTAATTTTGAAACAGAAGAATCTGATTTCAAGTATTATTCACAATCACTCGGAACTCATCTACCATTCATACCGGACGTTGTTGTAATTAGTAGAGAAGCTTGGTCTCCTGAAACGTCAATTATAGATGAATTCAAACACGCTGGTTCTATAATAACTTGTATAGAAAATAGTACATGGATTCCTAACACGCTAAAATGTAGATTGGAAATATTGAGTAGATTCAGATATCCAACCAATGCCATCGATGTTTTCTTTGAGCACAGTAAATGGTCTCTTGACACTAAAAAATTATCTGGTTGGGTGGACAATAAATCCATAATAGTTGGTATACCGAAATTCGATAATGTTATTCATCCAGAGTCATCTGATGAAAAGTACATTATTGTCTACGGTAATATGGATAAGTTAATTCGTCCAAAGATATTGAAAATTATGGATGAGATAAAAAGTAATAGTGAACTATCACAAAAGTATGTTCTTTGTTATAAACCACACCCAAAAGAGTTTGAAGTATTTAAAGATGATTTCTCCTCTGATATTTTTGCGTCGATTAATGTAATAAAGTCTCAACAAGAACTTGAAAAATATCTACAAGAATCTGTTTGTAATATAGG